TGATAAATTAAATCCTTGGCAATTTGAATCAGATATATTTTCATTAAATTGAATTGGATGAGTTACATTAGTACCTCCATCACTACCACCACTAAATGAACCTGAACCTGCAGCAGGTAATGAGCCTGATAATACATTATCTCTAACATTTCCATTTTCATCTAAGTAATTATATGTTGTTACATGATTTGCAACTCTAACATATCTAGATTTATTAGGGAATGAACCTGATAATTGAAGATATGGATCTGTTCCTGTTGCATCTCTTATAGTATATGATTGATCTCTAATTACTCTTCCAATATAATTAGATGTATTTGGATCTAACGTTAAGTTATTCCATTGTTCTACAATTGCCTTTCTATTGATTGTATCACTACCTGCTCTAATTAAAAGATTAAATGAACCTTTTGTAGTATTTACACTTGTCACTTCCCATCTTATATTATCAGATGAACCTGAAACTAATATATTATTTGTACCTTCTGCTCCTCTATTGTTTTGGTCTAGGCCATCTGCTAAAGTCGTTAATGTAAAGCAATTTGCTGATGTTGTTGAATTTGTTCCACCTTGTACATTCTCAATTTGTGCAAAGTTTGTAGTAGTTGCTGTAGTATCACCTCCTGATCCGGTTGCAATTGTAAGTGCTAATGCTCCTGCTGTTGATCCAGATACTTGTACTAGGTTTGCTACATTTGCAGCAGTAATTGATAATCCATGCGTTGCAGTATTATCATTAATTGCACTTACTAAATTTTCTGCTACTGTTGTAGTTGTTGTTGCACCAGCTGCTTTAGGGAATTCGACAAATATTTGATTTGCTGTATTTGCAAGACCTGCTGATTCTGATACGAATGTAAAGTCAACACCTCCAATTGATATCTCATCCATTTGACCTGATGCATGTACTGATCCTGATGGAATATGAGAAAATGTTACAGATCCTGATGAAAATGTACTTCCAACTGTTGTTGATGAAGAAACTATAGATGATGCTGGACCATATCCATCTGCCATTGCTCTTACTACTGTTAATGTATCTGCATACTTAAGATATTCTTGTGCTGCATAATCAGTTAAATATTTATACGAATTTTTTGATGCTCCTGAGCCTGATTCTATCTTTCCTCCAAATTTTTGTAGGTATTCTGAATAACTCGATACAATTGTTGGAACCATTCCTGGTCCTTTCTTTGTTGGTCCTATTACTGCTGCTCCAATTGCTTGGACTCCTGCAGGTAAAAACGACTGGTCGACTTCATTGGTAAAGACTCCCGGTGATACTATTTTTTCAGCCATTTGTATGCTCCTCTTTTATTTTTTAATAAATATGAAAATAGCTACACAAACAATCAATTTGCTGGAGTAAACTCTCCGTTTGTTACATCAACTGTTCCTGCTCCATATTTTTCATTCAATGTTTGAACTAATTCTCTTTCTTGTTCTTGAAGATTAACATAATCATTACGCAATGTTTCTTTTGCTTTTGATAATGCTTCTGTTCTTTGAGATGTTAATAAAATCTCTAGTTCTAATTGTCCAAATTCAGATATTTTCGTTGAACTATTCGTACGTATTTCTGTAATTTTGTCCAATTCTTCTTTTGTAAATTTTTGTGCTTTTGGCATAACTTCCCTTTATTATTTTTATTGGTTTTAACTATATATAAATATGCTAATAAGTTGTATAACCGCCTGGTGGAGGGTTGGAAACATTTGTACTAAATGTCTCTGTTTCAGATTTAAATGTTACTCTTTTGATAGAGAATCGTTTCTCAACATTTGATTTACGTAATTCGTCTGGCATTAATAATGTTGCTTTTGTTGTTAATGGTATTGTAGCTCTTATTAATCTATCTTCGCCGGTGGCATTCATTGTTTCAAAAGTATAATCAGCCATAAAGGTTGGAAATTTCCAAGTTGTGCCCCATGCAAATCCACCTAATGGCATTAATTGTTCTATTAATAAATTCATCTGTTCTGTATATTCTGTCCATAATAATAATTCATATGATACATCTATAAATTCTGGTATTGCTGTTATGTAATATTCATTTAATGGTTTGTCACCTCTTATTATAGAAAATCGGTCATATCGATTGGCTGTAGTAAATTTGTTTTGTAATACTTGTGTATTCCCGGCTGGATTTTGATTTACATCTAATTTCTTTAAGGTTTCTCGTTCTATAATACTGCCTCTTCGAATACTAATAAGTGGTGTCATCATCTTACCTTTACGATCGCGCATATACCCTTTAGCTTGTACTTGTGCCCATTTTTCTCCATTAGCATACATGACAGGAACATTAATTGTCTGATTATTTTCAATAATTGTTGGCTTAACAATTTCTTGAAGATATGACATTATAGCCCAATCTACATCTTCAATAGTACATTTAGGTGTTTTAATCTTATCATCATCACGTCTAACTTGTTCTGCTCGATTAATAATAGGGTCTCGTGAAAAAGTACTATATGTTTTATTTAATTCTTTTTTTGCCATTATAAGTTTCTTGGTATACTATTAGGTTTATTTATTCCTGTTCTTACTTCTTGTATATTTAATCTATTTCTTCTTGTTACATGAGCATTACAAATCACTGCTACACTATATCCAAATTCTCCCCTTAAGGTTTCTGTAAATCCTATGTCTGTGTCTGGATTTGTTCCTTTCCAGTATTGTGATGCACCAACACTATCAATCTCATAAAATTCGTTATCCCATTCTAAAACATCTCCTTCTTCTATTATAATTGAACTATCTTTAAGTGTATCGCGTAAAAATGCAAATATGCCAGTTCGAGTCATATCATATCCATATTCGTCGCTCATCATTGCTTTTTCATCTTTCTGAGCTAAACAATTAATTCGCATTGGAGCATAATATATTTTGTTATCAGCTTCATCATACATATTTGATTGAGTATCTTGTAATGATAGTTTATAGAATGCAACTTCTGTGTCAATAATGTTGTTAATCAATTCTTTATTGATTGACCTTACTAAACTTGCATCTCTTGCTGATCCGAATAATGCCATATTTACCCTATATAAATTTTAAGTGGTATTTTCATAAACTGCTCTTGTAAAGAAGTAGCTTCTGCAGACTTTCTTTCTAATTGCATTTGTCTTGACATTGTATCTAGTATTTCTTTAAGTTCTGTTATAAGACCTTCTTTTTCTGTTTGTGCGGCTGATATTAAATCTGCTGCATTCAATGTTATTTCAGCGTTTGGAATCGGTAATGCAGAATATTTTCCTCTAATATATCCTAACATTTCTTTTGCTAATGCCAATGCGTATTTTCTTATCCATTGTTTACCAACATCGTTAATATTAGAATATATTACATTTTCATATGGTACATTTGAAAAGTCTGATACTGTGCCTGTTGTTCCTTTTAAAGGATTTGAACGATCTGATTTCAAAATATAATCAAAATAAACTTTTGTAAAATTAGCACCATTTGGTATAGGAAAAAATCGTATCCTATTATTAACTAATTGAAATGAATAAGCAGATTTACGTATTTGATCATTAAATTCTATCGCTTGTACTCTTAATAGATCTGCATACATTGGCATCATCATAAACGATACTCCTGGAGAATAATTACCCCATCCAAATGTTTCTAACATTTGTTGTGAGCCTAATCCTGTTCCTACAAATGGGTCAAAATACTTAACCATGGCTGGTGTTGGGTCATGATATAGTCGTTTAATTTCAAATGCATCTGTGCCTGGTGTTCCTGATTCTAAAGAAACCGCAGTTCCATCCGTTAAATCATATGTTTGTTTACTTGATGTAATTGCTATAGACCCAGTATAATATGTTACATTTCCACCACTTCCTGCTTCTGTGCCATATTCTTCTGCTAATTCAATTAATCCGCCAAAGTTTGCAGAAACTTTTTGACCAGTTAAATTTGAACTTGTTGTTGAACCATATAAATTCAACATATTATCACGTATATTGTATGTATTTACTTGTGCACCATATTCTGTTACAGCTTCTTCAAAACATGTATAAAAATTTATGTCTTGTAATTCAATATCAGTTAATGGATGGCCTAGGCGTCTTGCACACCATACAGCTGTATTTTCTATAGCTGCTTGAAATTTAGAATCATTATCGTAAATTCCAAACGGTGTATCTCCTGGAAAAAATGATGACGAACCTGGCCATATTGGAATAGTTTTTGCCATTCTAGTACCTTTTTATATAAATATGTAAATAATAACGATTACAGAGTAATTCTACTCTCCTATCCTTGGGACATCTTTTCGTTCTGCTGTAAGTGTCCAGAAGAACTCTAATTCTGTATTTGTTATTATTCTATTAACTCTTACTTTAAAATTATCATTAGGTATATCTACATGCTTAATAAATATTGATTTACTATGATTTATATTAGTAATCTGTATATTTACTCCTTCTTCATAGACTAATGCATGTAAATATTCTGGTAACTGTATTACACAGTCTCTTTTTAATATTTTCCCTTTGCCAGTAAGTCTAATTGAATGATTCGGTGATTCTATAGAACCATACTGTAACTTATTTCCTGGTTTGGTTGGATGATCTATTAGAAATGATTTAGTTATTCCAGCAATATGTCCATTGACTGTAAACGTTACATCTCCATCTGCAGACCCAACTTGGACACTACTTCCGTCATCTGGCAAAATACTATCTAATGTGATACTTCCTACATTTGAAATATTTCCGTCACCAAAATCTCCGGAGGATGCGTAAATTTGTCCGGTTGTTAATCTAGTACCTTGAATAATTGTTGAGCCGGCTGTTATGCTGGTAAATGGTTGATCTATGTTGTCTGCGGAAACGTACGAAGCAGTTTGTGCAGTAGTTACATACGAAGCAGTTTGCGCAGTAGTTACGTAGGAAG